CATCATGGATGACCATGTGCCAGAGAAATACTTCTATGACTACCCGCTGGAAGGCTTGGACATGACCAAGAAGGTGTGCGCTCATATGGCACATAACAACCTTGAGATGCACAGGCGGGTATACAACCCGGATCACAAGGTTGGATGCCTGACAGCTGTGTGCGGGGGCAACCAACAGCGAAAGGTGCTTGATGGTGATAGGGCAAGAAAACTGACCCCGCTTGAATACGAACGGCTTCAGGGCTTGCCTGACAACTACACGGCAGGCGTGTGTGACGGACAGCGGTACAAGGCCATTGGCAACGGTTGGACTGTGGATGTGATTGCTCACGTTTTCACAGGACTGAAGGACATCTGACCACGGAATGATAGGCCGATCTGACCCCGACAAAACAGAAAGGGGTCAACGGCATGAAGGAGTACAAGAGCTTTTACAAACAGGTTGCAGGCAATGAGGGAAGCAAGTGCCACTACAACACCAGACTGGACACTTACGGATGCGGATGCCAGCACGACTGTGCATACTGCTACGCCAAGAGCCTGCTGGACTTCAGGGGGCTGTGGGACGCTGATGAACCTGCTGTGGCAAGCCTTGCGAAGATCGAACAGAAGCTGGAGCGCATCCAGCCGGGGACGATCCTTCGACTTGGCGGCATGACGGACTGCTTCCAGCCCATGGAGGAACAGATGCAGGTGACCAAGGGGACAATCATGTTGCTGAACAAATACGGCATTGGTTACCTGATTGTCACCAAGTCTGACCTGATTTGTAAATACATGGACATTCTGGACAAGGATCTGGCACACATCCAGATCAGCACCACGTGGATTCCCTGCGAGAAGGCAGTCAGCACGGAAAGGAGGATCAAAGCCATTGAAAAGCTCCATGCGGAAGGCTTTGATGTGGCAGTCAGGTTGTCTCCCTACGTTCCGCAGTTCGTGAACTTCGACAGGCTGAACAGCATCCAGTGCAACAAGATCATTGTGGAGTTCCTGCGGGTCAACCACTGGATCAAGCGATGGCTGCCGATTGACTACAGCGAATACACGGTGCATCACGCTGGCTACCAGCACCTGCCACTGGAAAAGAAGATTGAATACCTGTCCAAGGTGACCGGGTTCGATGAGGTTAGCGTGTGCGAGGATGTGTCAGAACATTACGACTATTGGCGGGAAGCCGTCAATCACAATAAAGAAGATTGTTGCAATCTGAAGAAGTGATGTGCAACGCAATAGAAGGGACTGAATCCGTTGCAGCAAGTAGAAGGACACCATTTGACGCTTTATGAAGCGGACAAGAAGAGCAACAACGACCACGTTGCAACGCCAAGATATGTTGTGGAGAGCATCTATAGCATCCTTGGTATTGAGAAGTTCAAGTCAATCTGGTTTCCGTTCAACCACTATGACAGTGAGTTCAAACTGAAAGCAGATGAGTTGAAACTGAAGTACAAGGCAACGCACATTTTTGATGACTGCGGCAGTGACTTTTTTACCACAGAACCACCTGAAGGATGCGATTTGCTGATAAGCAACCCTCCTTTTTCCAACCAGAATGCCATCATCCAACGGACATTTGAACTGGTTGAACAAGAGAAAGTGAAGAGTTTCTGCTTGCTCCTGCCACTTGCAACATTGGAGACACCACGCAGGGCAGAAATGTACGAACGCTATTCTGACAAACTGTCCGTGTTGATTTTCAAAAAACGGATCAAGTTTATCGGACATACTTCAGTGTTCAACAAGGGATGTTGCTGGGTCTGCTACAACATCGAAAACTTGCTAAAAAACCGCATTTACTGGATATGAAAGGGAGGATGACCATGGCAGACAAGACGCATTGGAAGAAGATCGTGTCTGACCCGAACTATCTTGGGGAAGCCGACTTCATGCCGGGTGAAGAAAAGATTCTCACTATCAAGGGCGTGAATCAGGCTGAAACGATCGTGACGGCAGAGGGCAGAAGCCAGAAGGCGGTTCTGCACTTCGTGGAACAGGTCAAGCCCATGATCCTGAACGTGACCAACAGCAAGGCCATTCAGAAGGCGGTTGGCTCTCCCTACTTTGAGGACTGGGGCGGGAATGCGATCCAGCTTTACATTGACCCGCACGTGAAGGCGTTCGGTGAAGTGGTGGCGGCTGTCCGTGTCAGACCGCGAAAGCCTGTGGTCAAGCAGGCCACGAAATGCACTGACTGCGGTGGTGACATCGTGGGTGCAGCTGGCAAGGGTGCGGACTACATCGTGCAAGGCACTACGAAGACCTACGGTGTCCCGCTGTGCTGGAACTGTGCCGGGGCGCGAATGAAGGCGGCGCAAGCCAAGAAGGAAGGGGCTGAAACCAATGGATCTGCTGAAGCTGACGGATGAGAACTATTACAGCCCTGAAGCCAATTGGCAGTACATGAGTGCAAGTCAGTTCAAGTCCTTCCGCAAGTGCGAAGCGGCTGCCCTTGCAGAACTTCGTGGCGAATGGAGCAGGCCATCATCCACGGCACTGCTGGTGGGGTCTTACGTGGATGCTTACTTCTCCCACGAACTGCCCCAGTTCATGCGAAGGAATCCTGGCCTGCGCAAGAAGGACGGGACGCTGAAGGCTGAATTTCAGAACGCCCACACCATTGCCCAGCGGCTGGAGCGTGACAAGTTGGCACGGATGCTTCTGGCAGGAGGTCATCAGGTCATCAAGACCGGGCAGATCAATGGCGTGTGGTACAAAGCCAAGTATGACAGCCTGCTGGAGGAAGATCAGGTGGAAGCCATCTGCAAGGAGTTCCCCGAAGTCAGACAGCTTGTTCCCTTTGGCGGTGCGGTCATCGTGGATCTGAAGTGCATGCGTGACTTTGAACCGATCTGGGACGAAGACATGATGGAAAAGGTCAGCTTCGTCAACTACTGGGGCTACGACATCCAAGGTGCAATCTACCAGCACCTTGACGGAAGGAATGCACCGTTTGTGATCGTGGGCGTGACGAAGGAAGCAGAGCCTGACATCACTGCCATCCATATCCCGGATGAGGATCTGGAAGTGGCACTGCACTACGTGGAGGAATTGAGTGCCAGATATGCCGCCATCAAGCGGGGCGAGATCCAGCCGATGGGCTGCGGAAAGTGCGCTTACTGCAAGAGCCACAAGGCGTTGACTGGTATCAAGCATTACAAGGAGGTGTGACCGTTGTTTGAAAGCATGAAAGAGTATGAGCCGAGAGAAGCCCTGTTTGAAGCATTGGGCATGGTGGAGGGGCTTCGGATGCTGGATGAAGATGCATCAATTGCAGTTGTGCTGGAAGATGTGGCTCACTACATCAAGTGGGTGCTGAAGAACGCCACTATGTATAAGAAGGAGCAGACAACCCTATGACCGAGATGGAGTATCGGGAGAAAAACAAGGCTGCCTGCGCCAACAACTACCAGAAGAACAAGGAACGGCGCAAAGCATGGCAACATGAATATTACATAGCGCACCGTGAAGAGATCCTGATGAAGCAGAAGCTCCATCGGATGGGGTTGCTCCATCGGAATGACAGGCGTGGAAACCCCGGCAAGGGTGCAGAAAGCAAGGCAGACCAGATCAAACAGCTGGATGTGGCTTTATATGAGCGGCGGCTGGCTGAATATGAGGGTGTAAAGAAACAGCGTCATCTGCAACGGATGGCTGAAAAACTGCGACAGGCGGGATACACCGTCACTGAAATGAAGGAGGAAGAAGCATGAACAAGTGGATTGGCATTGGGCGGCTCTGCAACGAGCCTGAAGTGACCAGCGGCAAGAATGGCAACAGCATTGCCAAGTATCGTCTGGCGGTAAACCGCGATTACAAGAAGGACGGCCAGCAGGAAGCCGACTTCCTGAACTGCGTGGCGTTTGGCAAGAGTGCCGACTTCGTGCAGGGCTATCTGCACAAGGGCATGAAGATCGCGGTGGAGGGTCGCATCCAGACGGGCAGCTATGAGAAGGACGGCGTGAAGCACTACACCACGGACATTGTGGTGGATCGTCACGAATTCTGCGAAGGCAAGAACGCACAGGAAGCGGCCTACACCCAGCTGGAGCGTCAGGCGATTCAGGATGAAAACAAGGGTTTCACGGCGGTGGAAGACAATGACCTTCCGTTCTGATGAGGTGATGACATGGCGGTAAACAGCAAGCAGAAGGGCGCACGGTTTGAAAGACTGCTTGCTTCCAAGTTCCGTGAATACGGCTATGACGCAAGACGCACAGCCCAGTATTGCGGGAACACGGGAGATGCGGCTGATGTGGTTGGTCTTCCCGGCATCCATGTGGAAGCCAAGCATGCAGAGCATATGCGCCTGTATGAATGGATGAGCCAAGCCAAGCGGGATGCTGCTGCGGGGGGCGGGAACGCCCTCCCAGCGGTCTTCCACAAGAAGAACCACTCCAACATCCTTGTGACGATGGAGTTTGACAGCTGGATGAACCTTTACGGGGAATGGAACTCCGGGCATGACTTGACAGAAAGGGAATTGTATGAGCAAGAAGCGCAAGAAGGTCACGAAGACCTGTGAAGAACCCTGTGAGAAGCCCATGGATCTTGACCCGCTGGGCTGTCTGAATCTGGTGGAAGCCATGGTCAAACAGGCGCGGCTGGATGTGGTGAATACCAAGCCGGGGAGCGCGATTCGAGAAGATGCAGAAGAATTCCTGAACAGCCAGTATTTCACGGACTTGACGGGTCTGGATGGCAGACCGTTGCTGAAACTGTTGCAGGAAGAATACGAAGAGAAGCACAGCAAGGGAGGAAAACGGCATGACGATCAATGAATACCAGCAGGAAGCTCTGCGGACGGCAAACGGCATGAATCAGGACTTGCCCATGATCATCAATTGTGCGCTTGGTCTTACTGGTGAAGCAGGAGAGTGCGCTGATATTGTCAAGAAGGCATATTTTCAGGGGCATCCTCTTCTGGCATACAATCTGGCAAAGGAACTGGGTGATGTGGCTTGGTATCTGGCTGTCATGGCGCACACTATCGGATATGACCTTGAATCCATCCTCCAGACGAACGTGGACAAGCTGCGCAACCGCTATCCTGACGGATTCAATGCGTGGCGCAGTCTCCACAGGAAGGCGGGTGATGACTGATGGTCGATAACGTGAAGGTGTACGGCCTTGATGAGAGCGTGAAGGCCAGCAAGTATCCCATGGCGGTTGACACCTACCAGTGCAACGCAGAGGTGACCGATAGGGTGCGTGGGCTGGCAACGTGCCAGACAGGCACAGGCCACGACCAGTTCTTGACGGGCATCATCGTCCAGTTTGATCTGACCTTCTCCATCAAGGCGTGGGTGGAAGCGGAACGGTATCACTGGTTTGACTTCGTGTCCAGCCAGTCCACAATGCATCGCATCACCAAACTTGACCCGGCAAAGCAGTGCAATGAGTTTGTCCACAAGGAGATCATTGACATCCTGCGGACGCTGATTGACTGCTACAACAAGAACCCCACGCCTGAAAACTACCTGTATGTGCTTTACAACGTGCCGACTGGCTTCAGGCTCACGGCACGGATGACCACCAATTACAGGCAGCTGAAGACCATCTATCAGCAAAGGAAGAACCACAGACTGCCTGAATGGCGCGAGTTCTGCAAGTGGATTGAGCTTCTGCCCCACAGCGAATTCATCACAGGAGGTGGAACAGAGTGAACAGAGCGCAGAGAAGAGCGAAGGCAAAGGCCACCCCTGCATATCGCAGGAACATGACCAAGGAAGACACCCTGAAGGCTCTGATCAAGAACGGCATCACGCCTGAAGATCTTCAGCGGAACTATGAGCTTGGGCTTGAGGACGGCAGACATGAGGGCGTTGAGTACACCATCAAGACAGCCTATGCGGCATCTGCTCTGGCACTGCATGAGATTGCTGGGTGGGGTCACAAGCGGTGTGCGCGGTTCATGCGCAGGATGGATGAGATCATCACCAACACGCTGATCAGCGAAGAAACCATTGATGAGGTGTACGAGAAGAT